ACTTCTGCTTTAACAGGATTAATGCCTGATTCTTTTAACGCTTCAGGTATAGTGCGCGTTGACCCACCTTTTGCTATGTGCGTGTCTATAACAGCTTGTGCACGCTCAACAATTTTCTTTGCGCCTTTATCCTTAACTACGTTGACACCCTTAGTTATAGAAGGTGGAAGAATAGCACCGATAGTAGACGATATTGCTACGTCTGTAGGGTCAACCTCCCCTTCCTGTGTAAATTGTTCTAAGGCTACACTGCCTCCTGACAACGAAGCACCTGTAAGAGCCATAGTTTTATAACCACCTACAAAAGGAATGGCAGTAGTTGGGTCAGCAATTTGACTAGTAATGTTACCCGCAGTACGTGCCCCTGAGTTTTCATTAGGGTCAAAGAACTGTCCGTACTCTTCTTGTAACTGACGTTCTTTACGTCTAATAATCATTTCTCTACGCTCTTCAGGAGATGCTTCCATATATCCTTTACCGTAGAGTTCTTCAGGAGACTCGTAACTTATAGCACTAAAGTCATTCTTACTAAAGTCTATGTTTATTTCACCAATAGGCAACACGCTTTCTAACCAGATACCTGCGTTTTCTGTTATGCTATTGCCTTCACTAAAGCCATACTTAAACTGAACCCAAGCATTGTCTGTATTAGCACGGTAAATCTCACCGTCATAAAACCTATCACCTGCTTTAATATCGTTTTCTTGTAGATAAGGGTTTATGTTTATTTCTTCTTGGGTAATTATATGCCCTTCAGTTACAGCATCTTCTGGTTTAGAAAACACTCTAGTTATTTCACCTGTTTCTTCGTCCCACAAATCGCCCGACAAAATACCGTTTTTCATCAAGTATTCGTTGGCTTGTATTTCTTCAAGCGTTATCGGTCTACCTTTAAATTCAGGAGTAGACTGCTTACTTTCTTGTTCTCTTTTTTGTGCCGATTTTTTAGCACGTTTCATACGAGGACTAGCCATATTTAAACCCTATCTAATTGGTGCGCCTGTCATCTTACTTGAACTTTGTTGTACACTTTGGTCAGTTCCTGTAGTAACTGGGTTTTGCGCTATACCGTACTGACGTATAGCTTCCATAAGTGCCGCTTGTCTGCCCAGTTTAGGGTTGTTAGTATATAAGTCTTCAGCGTTGTAAAAGATTTTTAACTTATCAGCTTTATCTATCTTGCCGAAGACAGGAGTATCAATACCTAAGGCTTCTAGTTGGTCTTCGTCAATATCTTCTAAGTAAAGGTCATATTGCTTTCTGTCTGATTGACTTAATGTAGATGTTTTATACGAAGGACTTCGGTCACTTCTAAACAAAACTCCTTCAGCTTTCTCAACAGAGCCTCCGTTTAAAATATAATCTTCTACTACAGTATTTCCCTGTGCTCTAGCTACTTTAAGCGCGGCTTCTTTTCTAGCTTGTGCTTGTGCTAGTGTTCGTGCTTTAGTTAAAGTAGTCATTGCTCCTTTTAAATCACCTGCTTGTTTTTGTGCTGAAGCTAGTTTTTGTAAATCTTCAGGTTTACTTAAATCTAAACCTCTTAATGCTTCAGCTTGTTTTTCTGCACGAGATTTTTCTCCGCGTAGACGATTTCCTATATCGCCCATTCTTTCGTTTCTTCTACGCATAACGTCAAACAAACCTTGACCTCCTGCCGTATAAGCAGGACGTTGGGTTAGTTCTTGTTTTGAAGGTATTCCTGTTAAAAACCCAACTAAATCGTTGTTAATAGCCATTAGTCGTCACTCCCTGTAAATAGATTAGCATAACCTTCATCACGCAATGCTTTAGCTTCCAACTCAAATTTAAGCAACTCAGTATATGGGTCAAATCCTTTCTGACTTATATCGCTAAACAGACCTGCACCTGCTCGTCTACCTAAGTCAGCTATTTGTGCTACATTTGTACCTGCGCCCAGTAAGCCTAGTGCTTGAGCCTGTGGAGTATAAGCACTTGCAAGCATTGCTGTACCCATGTCACTAAACTGACCTAATTCAGCCATAGATTGTGTACGTGCCGCAAGGTTAGCCTTAAGCATATTTTCTTGAAGGGCTTGTTCTTGTGCTAACATTTCAGGATTAGCACCACCGTATGCCGCTGAACCTAAACCCATGCGACCCTGAGCAAGCATACGCTCTTCTAAAGCCAAACGCTGACGCTGTTCTTCTGGCTGTTGTATGGCTCTCATTTGGTTGTATAACATTTCTTGCGCTATAGCAGGGTCTTCCATTGCTCTAGCAAAAGCACCACCTGCGCCACCAAACAAACGGTCTTGTAGTTCTCGTTCTCTAGCACTTACGTTTAAATTAACACTACCATCAGGACCTACAGACGCACCGCCTAAACTAGAAGTAACAGTATAAGGTTGAAAGGTAGCCATTCCTGCGGCTTCGTCAGCTAAAGCCCTAGCGTCTGCTTTTACCGTGCCCTGCATATCTTGAATGCGTTGGACATTAGCTTCATTAACAGTAGCGTCTGCCGCTATTTCTAAATAATCTTCTGTTTTAAGGGATGACATTTTATTCTCCTCCTCCTAACGCAACCCAACCAGTGTTGCCCGTTGAACCTGCTTCTTTAACGTACAAGGTTGAGCCTGTACCCCCGTCTGTTCTTAAGTACAATGACCCAACACTTGCACCTACGTTATCCTCAGGTGCTCCTGTACCTATCAGTATTTTAGCAGACTGACCGCCAACTAACGGTCCTTGTCTAAGCTGTAACCCGTATTCTTCAAAAGAATGAGAAGGATTATTACCCCAAACTAAACCAATGTTTGTCCCTGTGCTTCCAAACTTTAACTCTGTTGTTGTATTAGGAGTATTAAAACTAATAAACGCCCCTGCTTGGTTGTTTGTAGTGTTAGTATTTTCTATCTTAAAAATAGTACCAAAAGAACTTGAGTCGTCAGTTTGAAACTTTAGTATTCCAGTACCCGCTTGTTTAATAAAACTGTTTGAACCATCATGGTAAATCTGTAAATCACTTGAGTTACCAAGATTCAAAGAGACGCTATCTTGAAAATACTTAGCGGCTGTTATGTTTTGGCTTGTGTTAGTTGTTGCATAGTTCGCAAGAATACCGTCAACAGTTGTATCTAAAGCAGTTAAATCGGACTGTAATGCTTTGTCAGTTACATCTGTACTGTCTGCTTTACTAGCAATGGCTGACGCAATAGCCGCATATTCCGTTGCGTGTTCTGACGCTCTAACTCTTTTATTAGCATCACCTGAAGGAAGAGCGTCTTTCTCACTCCAGTTAGCTTGTACACTATAATCGCTCATTTAGATAAGTCTCCCAGTTAAAGCGTGTATATCCATTTGTTGTATGGAATATGAAGCATCGTTAATTATTGATTCAATACCTACAGTAACTACTGTACCGCTACCATTAGCATTTACTGTGGGTGTATGTATGTCTATAGAGATTCCGTATTCTGACTCAACGTATTCAAATACTTCTGTATCTCCAGTAGCTGTGTATTCAGCAACAGGTGACTGTGACACATCACTTTGGAATACAGAGATGTTATAGTTTCTGCTGTAGTCGTAACCCCAGTTTAGTGTTGTCTGTGCTGAAGCATCTCCGATAACAACCAAGTTAAACTTCTTTAAGAATTTTAAATTAGAAGCAGAACCAAAGTCCATAGGGTTAGTAAAGTATCTTAAGTTATATTCTTCACCGTTGTCTAAAAACCCGCTGTACTTAAACAAGCCTTTGTCTGTAGCCAACAACAAGTCTTCGTTTCTACGAACAAACCCGTCTTTAATCTTAAGACCAGACCAAGTAGTAACTCTGTGTGCTCCGTTTTCTAAAGCACTTCTCATATCAAAGCAGTACGTCTTGTTTAACTCAGGAAGGAACAACAAGTAAAAAGCATTCTTCGCAGAGTACACTGATGATATGTTACTAGCATGACCGATAACATCGTTGATTAAATCGTTGCGTACATTCTTACTGATGTCACGCATAGGTAAAGACTTTTGCTGTACTACTCTACCTAATGAGCGAACACCCGTGTCAGACAAAAAGATTACGTCAGTACCTGTGTTCTGAACTGAATCTCGTGCGGTACATCCTACGCCTACAATAGTATCTTGCAAAGACATAGTAGCAGGACTAGCCGCACCTTTGTATATAATAATAGATTTCTTACATAGTATAAACAAGAAGTCATTGTGTGCCGCAAGTGCTACTACTTCATCGTGACCGTTAGGAAACACAGTAGTTAAGTCAACGTATCCTGCTGTACCTGAGTTCCAGTCAGTACCGATTAACAAATCTGACCAGTATACTACTGTATTGTTATCGTCAGTGTCTACAGCCCATAAGCGTCCATAAGCAGCTATAGCCTCGTTAGCCTTAGGGACACCTGTAGTTTGCATTGGAGTAAACGTCCCTGTTGATATGTCATACTCTAAAGGGTCTTGACCTCTTTTAAACAAATATGTTTTGTCGTTAAAGTTTACAGCCTTCCAGTTACCACCTTGAATAGTGCCTTGCTTGTCATACCCTGTATCTATTTTGTATAAACCATTAGAATCAGAAGTAACAACAGAAAGGTTGCCGTCCTTGTCTGTAGCTTCAAAAACAAAGTCAGTATTTTTTACAGCAGTAGTTATTACAATAACAGCATCGTTGGCAGGTGCGGTAGTAAACACTACGTTACCTGTGTTTCCTGTAGCACTTACAGTAAAGTCTGTGGTCGCTTCACCGTCAACTGTTACAGTTAAATCAGAAGCAGAAGCAATGTGCGAAGGATAGGCAAAGTCTGTTCCAGTTCCGTCCCCAGTATATGTAGCTGTCTGCAATACAAAATTAACAGTACCGTTACGTGCACCAACACGCCCAAATTGGTCTATAATGCAGTTGTCAGCCTCTCTAGCAAAAGAGGTGTCTAACCCTATGGGTGAATCTTGCGTGTTTATACCCGCAAATCCTGGGGCTCTGACGGTTATGTTCTGAAGTTGTTGTGCCATTAGCAGTCCGTCCAGATAGTTTCATGTGGGAAACGTGACGCATCCATAGCAATAGCGTCAGCCAGTGTTGTTTGTGCTACACTTGAAAGTTCTGCTGAAGAAGTTCCACCTTGTTCTCCACGCTCTCTTGATGCAAATGCAGTAGCAAACTGTATGACAGGAGCACTAGGTACTAGCAGTCTCTCAGTATCTGAAGTCATTCTGTCTGG